ACCAGTGTGGAGGAGTGGAAAACTCATGGCTGAAAAAGACGATGATTGGGAAGACTTGGTGCTTGACGATCTGGAAGAAGAGAGTGAATTAAATTTCGGGGAGTCGGAAGCGCGTGAGGAAGAAGACGAAGAGCGGGACGAAGCATTTTATGCCAGCCGTCTTCAGTTGATTGAAGAAGTCGCGCGTCGGGTGAGGCAGGCTTAGTTTTTCTGAAGCGCGTTTGTTAGCACCGCACACCAGAAGTAAAGATCGCCGTCGGCCATGTTGGACCGGATTTTGTTAACGCGGTCGCAAACGAGTCGAATGTTACCGGGCACGTAGCCGATATCCGGGTCAATCCTGTCGATAGAAATATTGGTCCCGCGCCGTGAGCCGTGGTTCGATGACAGTCCTTCGTGCATCCATGTCATGGGCAGGTTGGACACGGCACATAGTCCCTGCTGTTCTTGAAATAGATTGCATAGAAAATCTAAGTCAACCCTTTCGTCAAATTCTATCTTGTAGCGCCGGACGCGTTGCCGCATGTCCCTGTGCCGTGAGGAGAGGTAGTTGCGAGGTGATTTGTAGACGGAGGTTTTATGACGTTCTGAGTCACAATCAATGCAAACGGGTTTCCCACCTTTATACGTGCCCGTACTGTGGTATCGCTCGCCAAAATATTTTTTAACTTTTCTTTTCTTGCAGATCTTGCAAGTAAGCCGATCCAACCGCCTGCCCCCACATGCGATTAATCTTGGGGGTCAGGTATACGTGATTACACTATGTTAAGCAAGGAGATAAACAAGAAAATTAGAAACAACGCGAGATATCCCTGCCAACCCATTAAATTTTTTTCGGGTTCCGTAATGCGGTAAAGTTTTTTTGATGAATCTCCCTCCGCCGCAGGGGGCGCGGTTATGGACACGGTGGCGTTTTGCGGTTGTTCCCACGCTTCATTGACTTCTGTCTCGGGGTTGTCCGCGATGAATCGTCCGTCTTTGCCACGGGCGCGGCGTTTTTTGTTAGCCATCAGGATTTTCCTCCTCAATAGGTCGGTAATAAATAACAAATGTCTCCGCTTGTACTCATGCAATGTCAACCTCTGCTGTGGTTTCAACCCACACCTGCGCGCCGCAAGGTAACGGTTTATCAGGAGAATAAACAACGGTGCTAGGCCCGTGGACCGTGACGCTGTGGCCATAGGTATTGCTTTTACCCTCTTTGACCGTAATCACTGGTTCTCTTTCGCCGGTTTTTTTGTTGCGGCGAATGACGTGTTGGTTTACGTGGATTCGTTTAATGGTCATTCCGGTTGCAACTTTGACCATTGTGAACAGGGGACCGTGGCCCGTGACTTATGTAGCGTACAATACCACTTGCGTTTCGCTGTCGGTTTGGCGTGACGACAGGTCCGGCATTCGACGGATAGGGGAAGAGGTTGTTCACCGTCGGGCCAGCAGTGTGGCTTGTAGTTACAGTACTTGCACTCAAAGCAATCCGGGGTATCTGAGATGCGAGTAGTGGACGAGCCACGGACCACGGATAGGGATTTACGCAACAGGTCCTTGAACCGTGGTTCATCGAAGGGGACGTTCTGTGCGTGGTACACGGAGGTGTTTTTGTTGTATGCCACCATCCATGCGGATTTGAAGCCAGACAGCCCCATGAGGAGTTGCATCTGGTCGTAATAAATTGGGTGACTTTTTTCGATTCCCAAGTTTTTAAAGGTGCGCCATTTTTTTTCGTTCATCGACTTGATCTCAAGGATCTGCATCGATTCGCCGTTGTTAATGACGCCGTCGGCGTGGCCGCGTAGGTGTCCACCGAGGGCTGTGTACGTCCATTGCATCTGGGTCTTGGGGTTGACTTCCTGAACGTAGACGCCCGCCATCTTCAGGTCTTCGACAACCACTTCTTCCAAGTAATGTCCGAGAGCGAAGATCCGCACGACTGCGGGTGGTGGGGGATTTTGCGGGTAGCCGCGCAGGCTGTACTGAAGGAAAGCGTGGCAGGGATTGCCCACGTTGCTTGCGCCTATGTAGCACCGGCGTTCGTTCTTGTAGGCTTTTGCTGTACCCATATCAATCGCGTCGATTAACTGCACGTATGCGCCTCATCTGCATTAGTTGGATAACTTAGCATACGAAAAGCGCCAGCGCAAAAAAAAGCCCCGCATTGCGCGGGGCCGGGTTAGTAGCATGTTCACTTTGGGAGTTTAACATTAACCCTAATCAAACGTTTTAGGAGTGACACGCATGAGAACATGTCACGCCCTCAAAGTAGCACTACGGTCGAACTATTTCAAGCACTTCTTTTGTGGCCTGATCGGCGGGTACAACAGACAGGTCGCATTGAATTGCCACTGGTTTTTGAAGGCGGTCGGCAGTTTGGTATGCCGCCTCCATGGCAATCTTCACGTCTTCGGAATCCATACCGAAATACCACTTTCCAGTTCTCTTATCAAACGTACCAGAAACCATGTCAGTTATTAAATTTCATTAGCATTCTTTTCTCGTTCCGCGTCTAGCTTGGTTTTGAGAAACTCATGCCAAATATGTAGTTTGTCAAAATCAGACCGGTCGATCTGATCGCCGCTCTCGTAAGCTTCTTCAAGCTTTCTTAGCGCCTTGTCAAACTCCGCCTGCATTGTTGTGAATCGACTCATATTGAAAAGCTCTTGGACGTAAGGTCTACGCCATTCTCCTTCTTAAACGAATCAACCTGCTCCGCAATGTATTCCTGATCGCCGTCTGACAGATTTGCCATCTTCCAGCCCTCATGAATGTAACGAAGCTGTCCACTAATTGTACGCCCTTCAACGCGAGCAATCACTACTAGCTCTTCATAAACGTCGCGCGGCAACAACACGGATTTCCATTTGGTAGTGTCCATTACACTTCTCCTAGTTTGGTATAAGAGAGTATACGGACGATCCTAGTCGGGATCAACCTCAGAAAACGTTTCTGCACGGACATCGTCATACATCTCAGTCAGGTCGGCAATCAGGTCCTGCAAGACATCTAGCTCGCAAACGTCAGGCAAAAGGACAAACCAACGGTCGTTTAAGACAATAAACCCTTCGCCGTCATATAGGTCATAATAAATGGTGCCTATCTTAGAGGCAGTTCTGATATCACCCATCACTAATATCCTCGCACTCGCCCCAGCTTGGGCCTACTTCTACATCACATTTATTTGGCACCTGTAATGGCACCGCGTTTTCCATAATTCGGGCAAGCTCCTTAGCTTGTTCCGGGCTGTCTACAGAAAAGGCCAGTTCGTCGTGAACCTGCAACATGGGAATAAAACCCGCTTCACAAACGTCTATCATCGCCTGCTTAGTCATGTCTGCGGCAGACGCCTGTATCAAACGGTTCAGAGCCTTGTACGTGTAGGCCCGACGCAAACTGGTCGTTGGCCCGTGGGTCGCGATTGCTTCTTCGCGGGGAAGAGCCTTGTGCATTTCAAAGCTGTTAGGTTCCCACAGATCAAAGCGGCACTTCCTGCCCCGTAATGAGCGGATACTGCCTGATGACCGTGGGTCGTTAAGCTTGTTTTGTACGCCCTTCATCAGCCCTTTCACGAATGGTACGCGCTTGTGATACTTCTGCGTTAACGCCTTGGCTTCGTCCACGGACAAATCTAGCTGGTCAGATAGCTTGTTGACGCCCATGCCGTACATCATGCCAAGGTTGATTACCTTAGCTTGCTTACGTGGGATACCTGCCATCTCGCTGACCATGCTGTGGAAGTCCATATCCGGGTTGTTGCGGTAGCCATCGACGAAACTTTCCACGCCTTCCATGGGCATGTTTTTGTAGTCGCCGTAGTTCTTAGCGAAGTGAACCAAGATCCGTGGCTCTTGTTGCGAGAAGTCTATGGCCGCCCACTGCTGTCCCTGTTCTGGTAGGAACAGCGAGCGAATCATGGGGCCTAGCTCTGGGTCGCGGGCCGGGATTTGTTGTAGGTTGGGCGAGTTCATGGAAATGCGGCCTGATACGGTGCCCCCGTCGTCTGACCGTAACTGATTGATATGACTGTGGATTCTTCCATTATGGACATACTTCAGGATGCCGTCGATGAACGAGCCGCTAGTCTTGTTTAGGTTGCGGGCCTTGACGATATGCTTTGCAAGCTCATGGCTATGCTCGGACAAGAACGACTTGGTAAAGCTGGGCGCGTCCTTCTCCGTGCGAGGGTAGGGAATTTTTAATTTATCGAAAGCCTTGGCTATAGATTGTGCGGCCCAGATCTCTACATCCATTCCTGCTAGCGATTTGATCTGCTTTATCGTTTCCTTTTCCTGCTTCATCAGGATTTGCTTGGTCCGTTCGGCGCGGTCGATGTCCACCCGAATGCCTTTCATGGTCATGTCCACAAGGCGGGGTAAGAGCGCAATCTCAAGCCGCCACACGTCCCAAAGCTCCTCGCGGTTCAGTAGGGTCTTGAAGTGGCTCCAAAGCTCCAGCGTAATCTCGGCGTCGGTTTCGGCATATGGCCCAACGTACATGGCGGGTAGCTTCCACATCTCCCCTTTCGGGTCTACGCCAAACTCTTTTGCGGCCTCTACCAATGTTTTTTCTGATTTGGTTTTGCCAAGGTGGTCATAGCAGAGGGCGTTAAGGCTGTAGCTAAATCGGTTCTCATCAATCAAGCTGGCGGTAATCATGGTGTCGATCACACGGCCTTTGACCTCAAAGCCCTCCGCACGTATCCAGCCCAGATCGTACTGAGCGTTGTGCATGATCTTGTCAGCGGGGCACTCAAATACTTTTTTGAGCCATTTACTGACGATACGCTTGTCAAGGTTACCCCCGCCAGCATGGCCGACGGGGATGTAGCACTTCCAACCCGGCACTGCGATGGCATAGCCCACCACCTCACCATCTTTTGTGGGCCAACCGGGTCCTTTCTGTTTCAAGTTCGGGTCCCGTGTTTCCACGTCGATGGCGATTTCTTCGGCGTCAAAGATGTCGGGCAACTCCATTGGAGGAACCCAATCGCTCTTTGGCGGGAACATAGCCATTTGCAGTTTGCCGGTTGTCATTAGGCCACCTTACGCTCGCGCAAAATTGCTTTCTCAAAATAGTCACAAGCTCGGCACCACCAGCCCACACGTTTATTTTCTGCCGCGTGAATGATTTCTTCCGCCTTCGATGGGCATTTTGGACAAGGTATGTAACTCATTTCGGTTTTTTGTTTCATAAAGCGTAAGCCCTCAAATAATCTTCTGGTTCTAGGATGTAGAGGTTTTGAAGTGCCCGCGTCACCCCCACGTAAAAGACGCGGTGAAGATCGTCCCCTGACGACTCAAGCGCCGCCGCAGTCAGATCCGGAAGGATTACAACGTTTTGTGCCTCGCCGCCTTTTGTCCCGTGAATCGTGGACAGTCGAATGCGGGGCTTGGCGTTAAATTTTTCGCCCCGGCGTAAAAGCGCCGTAATGTAGGCCCGATCCCCGTCTGGTATTTTATCCATTGCCTCATGCCAGATCATCTCGTCCGTAGCCAATAGACCAAAATGTTCTTGTAACTGCTTTAGTTCAAACATTTCGTTATCGTCGGCGGAGATTGTTTTGTGGCCCCGCTTGACTCTTACACCATTTCCAGACATGTAGGAGTATATGGCTTGAGCAGTTCCGGTAGTGACCGCACGACCTTTACGTAAGCCTTCCCAGCCGTTAATTGCCAACGACATTTTTTGCGGGATGGAGCGACCCCCATTTTGTCGTTCAAACAAATAGCCGCCGTTTTTTAATTCTTGCTCTATGGGGTAGAGCATGAACCGTGCTTGCGCCATGATTAACCAGTTACCTTCTGACATGTCTATTGAGCGAATGTCCGGTACACGGTAAATTTGGCCCTGCTCCTGACGAGGGCGATACACCTTTGGAAAACGGTTTTGTATTCGTGAGGCTATCTTTTCTGCTAGCGCGTGAATTGCCGCAGGTACACGGTAGCTTTGCTCCAGCACCTCCGATCCACCGGGCAGGTTAATAAAATGATCAACGTCTGCGCCTGCCCAGCGGTAAATGGCCTGATCGTCATCGCCAGCTACAAACATGCGCTCTGACTTCGCGTCCAATTTGTGGGCAATATCCCATTGCAACGGCGACAGGTCCTGCGCCTCATCAAGGAAAGATACTTTAAAAGACGGCATCAGGTGATCCGCTTGATTAACGAAAGCCAAAAGCATGTCGGTAAAGTCCATCAGGCCAAACGCTTTCTTGTAGTTTTCGTAAGAGTCGGCCACATACTTAACTTCAAGCCACGTGAAGTTTACGTCGGAGTGGTTGTACTCATGCTGAAGCGTGGTCTTTTTGGTTTTTGCAAGGTTTATTAGCTGAAGGATCGGGTGGTCTGTCGCTTTAAACGACACATCCTCTTCTTCGCTTATTGAGCTATGGAGCGTGAACCCTATGGCTTTAGACAACTCTTTATAGTTTTCCCCGCTCATCAACTGATTTTCCTTTACGCCCATCAGCCGGTAGGCCAGAGAATGTATTGTCCGGAAATAGGGCAGATCTTTTTCGGGGTCCAGATCAAACCGTTGTGCGGCCCGATCTCTAGCTTCGTTTGCCGCTTTTCTAGTAAACGCAAAAAACCCCACCTGTGATGGGGTTACACCTGCGTCTAATGATTTTTCCACCATGTTTAATAACGTAGTGGTCTTCCCCGTCCCCGGAGGCCCAAAGATGCGAAACATTAGAACGGGTCCGTGGCCCGTGTTTCAAAACTTTTGGACTCTAACTGGTCGTGCGGAATGTCCTGCACGGGTACGCGCCACACGCGTGTAGGTTTACCTTTTATTTTTAACAGCATGGATTCCCCGTTTATGTCGCGTAAACGTTGTGCCACCTTGTGGGTTTTAAACTCACTGAAACGGTTCTTTCGCAGAAAGCTTTCAAAATCCTTTAGCCGGAAATGAACAGCGTTGCTTTCTTCATCAACCCATGGTCTGCGAAGCAGTATTTCTTCACGGTCTTCCGCTTTTTGCGTCGAGGTGCAGAACTCATCAAGATACTCGTAGAACTGGCCGTTAATGCTGGCGTCTTCTGACACCTCCATGATGGACCCGTCTGTCTCAGCCATCTCCTTCATCAACTGGTTAATACGAGCCTCCCAGCCACGCCGAGGCATTGTCTGGGGCATGAAGTTAAGCTGTTCAATGCAGGCTTTCTGAAACACGGTTTGATTCTGCAATGCGTCGGTGTCCAGTTCCAGCGGTACGCCATTAACGTCAAGGAACCACACAGGCGGTATGGAGTTGTATTTCCGTAGGTTTGCCACGGCCATGTCACTAACAGCCGCGCCAATGCCGTACTTCCGGGTTTGACACAACTCGCGGTTGCAGTACGGCTGAATAGGGGCGTCGTTACAGCGGTAGGCGTAGTCTTTCTTTTCAAGCTGTTTGACGACTAGGTTTACTTCGTTTAAGGGTAACGGCGGATCGATATACGCCATGTTGTGGTGCAGGATCTCATCCTGCCATGTGTCTGGGTGCGCCTTCCGCAGGTAAACGCCTATGCTGAAGAGTCCGTTGTTTCGTCCTCCTTCGCTGATTTTTTGAGAACATAAGGTTTGGAGACAGGGCGGACCATCCACGATGGCTGTGCTTTCAACCGTGGCTTGCGTAAGTGCTTCCAATTGTTCCGGCGTTTGGACGTGCGCCTCATACAACCCGAAAAATTCTTCCAGAGTCGCCGCACTGCCGTCATCATTGAACGCATAGCGCAACCCCTCCTCCGCATTAAAATACGGCATGTTTAAGAAGTTTCCGATATCCCCCCGATCTAAAAACAACTTTATCTGCTTGGGGAAAATTTCACTGCCGCCGTAGCCTAAGCCACTAGCCAAGTGTTGTAGCGTTGACTGCATCGCCTTTGCAGTCACCCACTCACTGCTGAATAAGAAGCAGTGCGCGCCCCCGGATTTAGAACGACATACTACCAGAGGGAGCTTACCGTGACGTATCTTTTCGATCAGCTTCTTGTGGTCAAGCGGGTACTCATCAATGTCAATACAGCCCCACTTGCAGGAGTCGTCTTCATTGATCGGGATGATTCCAATGCCCGCCCCAGAACCGGCTAAATGCTCTTCAAAATGCTCCGTGGTCCGTGGTTCGCGGACGACGCGAGCTTTGCCAGTGTTCTTGCCATTGGCTTTTGTGCTGTCGATTTCATACGTGCCGTAAGCTTGCTTCAGGCCATCAAAGATAGCCGCAAATCTTTTTGCATCAGACATTTTTATAGACCAAGAAAGGGGGCACAAGGCCCCCGGTAACACTTAAAACGGCGCGTCGTTAGACGTGTCGCTACCCTCTGCGGTGTGCTTCGCTTCTACATCACCTTTCATGATGCTGTCTGCGAAGGCCTTGGCCTGCTGGTATTGAGAGCCGTCTTCCACCACACCCTCAAGGCTGATGTCCCAACCGTGCCAACTGCCTTTGCTGTTCTCTTCCGAGACAGTTTTGAGCAGGTAAACGTGGCTAAAACGCGGTGGCGTAAATGGCCCGTTTTTGCCCATTAAGGTTCGCTGGGCAATCGTGGAGTTCCACTTCCGGCTTTTTTTCATCTGCGTCGATTTCATCGCAATGACTGCCGTAGTGGTCGTACCGTCCTCGTTGAGGATCAGGACGTAGTGCTGGTGAGTCTCCTCAATGTACGTGCCCTGACCGCCGACAACATAATCTTTGTTGTCATCGCCGCGCTCAGTGCGAGGCCGCTTGTCTTCGGGCGTGTAGATATTTAAAGGAGCGCCGTTACCACTGCCCCGAGGAGCCCACTCAAGATAGCGCCGCTGATAAGCGCAAGGTATGACACGAATACCTGTCTTTCCAGCGTACACTTGATTCGATACGGTATTGAGAATATCGCCCGCTTTAGCGTTATCAAGGTCATCCAGCACTGGGTCTTGGCGGCTAAGAACTTTAAGGAAAGGGATTGCCATGTCGTCTTGACTAAGGTCACCCATTCCCATTCCTGCATCTTGCTCAAAGATGCTGGCATCAAACGCGACAATTTCATTCATTGTCTCCTTCTTTTCTGCGACTGCTTTACTCATTACTTCTTCCTCGCGATGTTAGCACGTTGGCCCACGTAGGCCCCAAAAAGTTCCATGGGAAAAGTTTCCCCGTTCTGTACACGTTCCTTGACAAAGGCTTTCAGAGTGCTGGGATGCACATCTGTTTTCTGCTCGGCGGCATAACCAAGACCCTGCGCGTATTCAATGAATTGCGCCGCTTCTTGGTCTTCACCACGGCCAAAGTTACAGCTAACGGTGTTTTTGATGATGTCATCAAAACCGTTTTGCCGTAACCAATCAAACGCCGTAGCTTTATTTTCCGCCTTGATGTGCGCGCCATACGTCGGACGCACAGTCACCTTTGATCCGTCCTCCAGTTCAAACGAACTGAGGCCGAGTTCAAGCAACATGGCAGGGAGGTCTTCGTCGGTAAGTTTCAGCAGTTCTCGCTTCGCTTCCTTGAGTTGATCTTCTAGCTTCGCCACAAGATCTTCATGGTTACGAACAGCGCGAGCAATTTCTGCTACGCTGGCCAAGCCGGTGTTTGCCACCTTTTCGATGGAGGAAGCAGTGGCTTGATCTGCTTCCATGTCAAAGAGCAACTCGCTCATTTTTTCTCCTTTCGTGGTCAGGCCCTTGTTAAGGGCTGGACGAGCAGTCTCGCATCCTATATCCTCCTATGTCAAGCGTTGAGGGAAAACATGTACGAATTTAAAACAACACCTTACGACCACCAGCGGACAGCCTTCGTTTATTCATGGCAACGCCCGTACTTCGGGCTGTTCATGGAGATGGGGACGGGCAAATCAAAAGTCGCTATCGATACCATGGGCGCGCTTTATCAAGCTGGTGACATTGACACTGCACTGATCATCGCACCCAAGGGCGTATTTGATAACTGGGTCAAGAAAGAGATCCCGGTGCATCTACCAGACAGCATTCAGACCAAACTGGTGAAGTGGCAACCCAACTTCACGCAAAAGTTTCGTGCAGAGATTCAGGAGATTGCCGACCCGGAGAACCGTGAGCCGGGGTTCTTGCACATATTGGTAATGAACACTGAGGCGTTCTCGACTCAGAAAGGCGCGTCGGCGGCGCTGAAGTTTGTCAAGCTCAACCCGGACTGCATCACGATTCTGGACGAAAGCACTAGCATCAAAAACAAGGGTGCCCAGCGCACCAAGAATCTAATCAAAGTGGGGCAAGCGTCAAAGTACCGCCGCATTCTCACCGGCTCACCGATCACCAAAAGCCCCATGGACTTGTTCAGCCAGTGCATGTTTCTGGATCAACAGGCGCTGGGGTTTGCCAGTTACTATTCGTTTCAGGGCCGCTACGCGACCGTACAGCGACGTTCGATGGGTCCCCATAGCTTCAACGAGATAACAGGCTATCGTCGCTTAGACGAGCTTGGAGAAAAGCTGGACACGTTTAGTACGCGGGTGTTGAAGGAGGACTGCCTAGACCTCCCAGAAAAAGTCTACCAGCGCAGAGATGTAAACCTGACTAAAGAACAGGTGGTTTTATATAAGCAAATGAAGGACTTAGCGTTGGCTCAGTTGGAGCAGGGCAAGCTTGCGACGACAGCCTCCGTTCTGACGCAGATTATGCGGCTACAACAAATCTGTTGCGGCCACCTTCAACCAGACGAAGGGCCGATACAAGAGATCAAAAACAACCGGTTGGATGAGCTAATGGACGTGGTCGAAGAAGTCCAAGGCAAAGCCATCATTTGGGCCACTTACACCTACGACATTCACCGCATCGAAAAGGCGTTAAAGAAAAAGTGGGGCAGTGGCGTGGTAGCATCCTATTACGGTGAGACTCACCAAGATGATAGACAAAACATTATCGACCGTTTTCAAGACCCTGACTCCGAGTTACGTTTCTTTGTTGGACAGCCCCGGACGGGTGGTTACGGAATTACATTAACTGAAGCAAATACAGTGATTTACTTTAGCAACAGCTACGATTTAGAAATACGTCTGCAATCAGAAGACCGCGCACACAGGATAGGCCAGAAGGACAACGTGACTTACGTTGATCTGGTCAGTCCGGGAACAATTGATGAAAAGATTTTAACTGCTTTGCGCGACAAAATAAATATCGCGGGCGACGTTTTAGGCGAATCGGCAAAGAACTGGCTGATTTAAGCCGGTCCTTGCCTCATCAACATCTCTGACGCCAGCATCCCGATCTCATCCTGCGGCCCCAAGACCTGTGCCGCCCGCTGTAACGACTGAGGGCTGACAGGAGCCGGGGCCGGTGGTGCGGGGGGCGCGGCTTGTGCTATGGGCCGCTGTGGTGCAGGAGCCGCCGCTTGCCTCACGGGTTGTTCTTCGATACCTAAAATATTGGCAATGTACCCCTGTGTTTCACGGGGCAGTGTTGAAGGGTCATCGTTATACGCGTCAGCCACACGAATTCCAGCGTTATAGGCAATCAACTGTCTAACAGGATCGTCTTTATATCTTCGCGCCAACATGTCGAAATATGCTCGGCCAAATTGTTCGTTAAGCTCTTGAATTCCCAGCAGGCGTTCTGCTTCTTGAAGGCTCTCTTTTCCTACACGAATGTCGTTTTGACGGGCCATGTCAAAAATACTTGGAACACCGTATCCGGGGTCCATGGCGGTAGAGGGCATAACCTGAGAAATACCAATTGCTCCGGCCCTAGAGCGCAATACTCGACCCTCTGAGTCAGTTTGTCGATTACCCGACTCTTGTTGCAATACACGATTCCACAAAACATCGTCTGATTTTTGAGCGGGAATTTCGGGCGTTATTTCAGAAGGGACGGGCGCTTCCTGAACCCCCGCCATATCACTTATGGCACCAACAAAATCAGGCTGAGATGGAAAATTCCTAGCTCTGGCCATAGGATCAAGGTTAGGAATCCCTGAACTTTCATCTTGATCTGTGGTTTCATCAATCGTGTATAACCGCCTACCGGCAACAAGGCTTTTGCTCAACATCCAATCTTTAAACATTTGAAACATGTTTTTAGCTTGGCGTTTATCTCGCGGTGTTTGTAACATCTTCGCCAGCATTTTTGGATCAGCCAAAAGCGCCTTAAACGCTTTCATATTGTTAATCCCTGAGTTGCTGACAAATAACGCCCGTAAAGCGCGAGATCCGGCACCTGCGGCGATCAAGCTGGCTTCACTTCCTCCAAGTAATCCGGATGCGGTAGTCCCCAATTTAGCACCAATAATTCGTAGCGTTAAATCTCGTAAAGGACTACTGTCTGATTGTAAAAGCTCATCTAAACCTTCTTTAGTAAGCAAACTTTCCACATTCCGCATTTCTGCAAGATATTGTTGTATTGTTTTTACCTCGCCTTCAGTAAGTATTTTTTTACTTACCATCCACTCTGCTGGCGTTACTTGAGATCCCGAGGAAGTAGGGCTAAATAAGCTGTCAAACATCCTTTTAGCGTTTAAATCGCCATTTTGATTACTTGAGCGATTTATAGCCCAATCAAACATGCTTGCTTTTAAACTTTCAGTGGCTTCTTGTTTTACTTCACGCGGCACATCGGATCGCGTAATTGTGTCCCATATTTGATTTAATTCAAAAAATGGTCGCTTTGACGACAACGCCCCAGCAATAGTGGCTGAAGGTGTTTCATCGCCTCTTTCTACTAAAGTTTTAAACGCTAAACGACTTTTAGCTTCTTTGAGGCCCTCTTTTTGAGAATTGCGAGATGTCATTAATAAGTCGTAAGCTTTGTCCGCTTGACGTAAATCATCTTCAAATTGCTTTGGAAAAAGAGCCATTAATTGTTGGTTGTTTGGGTCATTCAACCATCTTTCAAGTTCTTTAACATTTAACGCTAAATCGTCGGGATTATTTGTACCTCTCGGCTGAAGAGCCACAGAGCGTATGTTTCGCAAAGCTCTTTCCATAATGTCGGGTACATCATTTACGATAGACCCAACATTAATAAACTCTGAAAGATCCTCCAGCAACTCTACATCAGGCTCTACTTGATCTCGTAAAAATTGCCCAACCCTAGATATTTGTTTGGCATTACGGTAAACGCGGTCACTACGCCCCGTGAACAAAGTTGATACTGCTTCCTCTGCGGGTATTCGTTCTGCTCCCGTAGCGAGAGTTCCTAAAATTGCGGAAGGCGCGTTAGCCCTCGTAAACACATCATTTAAGGCTCTACTGAAGGCCCTTGCCGCGCTTAGGGCGGCTTGAGTTCCTTCTCCCGCGATTTGATCTATGGCCCCTGTTAAATCTTGATCTACTGCATCAGAAAATCGAGTAGATAAACGCGCCGCATCATAGTTACCCGTCGCCCGCAATTCTCTTGCGGCATTTAACCCGTTAGTTCGCATTTCAGAAAGTTTTCTAGAAGAAATAGAAATTGGCTCGCCTGCTTGGCGTAGCTCATCAACCAAAGACCTGAGATCGATAATTTCATCCGCCCTAACTTCATCTTCATTTCGGGCTACGATTTGTCCGCCCACTTGACTCAAGTCTATTTCAGCCCTTGCCGCACTTTGTCTGTTGAGTATAAGTTTGCGAATTTCTTCCAATTCCGCCATTCGGAACTCGTCGTCGTCAAATTTGCGGCGACCTCGCGTAGCTTCTCTTAAATCATCAATAAGGTTTAAGTCTCTACGAATTGCCTGAAGCTTTTCTTCTGGCGATAACGCTGAAAATTGAGGCCCGTTGCTAGACAAATTTAATAGATTACGCATTCCGTTCTGGGTTCTTTGCGACATCCTGTCCAGCAAAGCCTGACGGGATTGCGATAAACGCGCAATTCGCCCCTGTATATTTTCTCTTTGTCTTGATTCAGCAGTTGTCCTCGCCGCAGTCCCGCGCCTACCCAACTGACTTGTATCAATGCCCGCGTCCTGAAGAATTTCCTTTATATAATTGACTTGCACTTGAACTGCTTTAGGTAACGCCGCTAACGAGGTTCGACTTTCAGGCAGGAGATTAATCCAATCAAAAACGTTAGGTATTTCTCGAATAGCGCCAAGCTCATCATCATTGCTCGGTACGTCTCTAAAAACATTTATTTCTGCATCAGGTATCCGGCTATACAGCAGACGCTCTTTAGACCTAGCGGCAGTCAACGCATTTTCAAGATTTGTTTGTAAGGCTCTTCCAATCGTTTCTGCTGTTTCGCCTGTTCCTACGCGATTTGCCGCCTCAATAACTTTTTTAGTTTGCGCGTCCATTTGTTGAATGAACGCAGTTTCTATTGTTTCCTGAAAAGATTTTTCAATCTGCTTCAATGCTGATGAATCGCCTACCATTGCAAATGCCGCCAGCATATTTTTGTAATTATCAATAGAACGTCTGACGCCTTCCATGCCCTGTGCTTTTAGGTCAGGAAATAAAGCCGCCATTTCATGTTCAATGCGAAGCAAGGTTGGACTTTGAGAAAGAGTTCCAGACGTGAAATCTCGGAACGTTGGATCTTCTGATAACTCAATTAATACTTGAGCCAATTTTTCTGGATCTTCTCCAGCTTGAAGTAAACGTTCTTCAATAATGTTGACGACATCAACAAAAGCTTTGTCTGAACCCTCTCTTTTAAACAAGCTGGATAAAGGTTTGCCGCCCATACTTTCTGGTTTAAGGGCCGTGATAACTTTACCAACACCAGCTTTAATGTCTGGCCAATATTTGACGCCATAATAGGGCGCTCCAACAACAGCAGGAAGAGCTATTCCCCCAGATAACCCGCCCAGTATTTCAGCCGGTAAAGCGTATTGACCGTCCAGATATTCTTCTGAAACGTATCTTCCGCCGGTTGCGCCAACAACAAAAGAACCTTCTCTTACTGCGGTTTTAAAAGGACTTTTAGCCGCTTCCGCACCCATTCTAGGAATTGCTGTTTCTGCGCCTTTAATCAGTCGAGTGGACAACGGCGCTTTTCTTCGCGCTTCTTTGAAAGCCGCTTCGCTAGCTTCTTTTGCCACAGGACCAACGCTAAGTAGTTTCTCAAGCTTTTCCATTTTCATTTGCTCAAGATCATCTACGTATTTAAGGGCACCAAATTTAAGGGCTTCTTTTGCGGTCATAAAAGGTAGTGGTGCAAAGCTGGTCGCAATTGCCGCTGTTTCACCGACACGTTCCATTCCCGCTGTTCGCGGATCAACTAAATCAGGAGAGCCTAAGAAATAATCTCTGAGGGCTTCGACAGATTCTTCTCCCGCGATCTGCCCCGCAATGCCCGTTGCCACAGGAACTAAAAATTTTGCGCCTATGAAAAAAGGGTTTACGGGAGGGATTGCTTGTTGCAACGCATAGCCCGCTTTCACGCCCCCGTAAAAACCGCCCAACCCTGCCATAGAAGGTCCGATCCGCTTACCAAAACCACGCGCAAAAGAACCTTCCCTCATCGGCTGGTTATCGGGGTTGCGAAGATAGCGACGTAAAATTTCTTCGTCGGTTATTTGTCTATTTCGATCTGCTTCTGGAGTAAGTTGTGACGTGCCTAAAGCAATTGAACGGTACGGATCTTCATTTTTACCAAAAAGACCGGGGTTTTTCTTTTTAAGTAAAAATGCCGCATCTGTCGCTAACACTTGAAGCGGGGTGGTTCCTTCTGGAAAACCTCTTTTTTGTATGTCTTCTGGAGTGAGTTGAAGAGCTTGATCAAATAAATCAGCACTAATCTGTGGATATGTGATATCCACAATTTGAGCGTTTTCTTGAGTTTCCGGAATGGCTTCGTCTACCATTAGTTCATACCTGTTCCACCGGGCGTGGTGTTGTCAGATTCGGTTCTTCGCTCGCTAAAATTAAACCGGTTGCTTTGGAACTGCTCGTCACCGAACTTTGGAACTTCGCCTAACAGAGAACGCAATAGCTCAATTTCTCGTAGGCTTGCTTCCGCCTCTCTTCGCTGTGCCGTGTCTAAACTACCGCTAGCCAACTCTCTTAAATTAAATTCGTACAACTGATCTGTAACCGATTTAATGACTTGCAGTTTTTGGGCCTCAACTTCTGGATCGGTAAAGAAAGCGTCTGGATTCGGGAACAAATCTGAAGCCAAAGCCATTTCTGCAACAGGGAATCTAGAATTAGAAACAAGAGCGACTTTACCCACAAATCGAACTGCGCGAAGGTAGGCGGCCTGCTCCTCTCTTTCACGATCCTCCGGATCTAAATCTGTCAAGAAACCAATGTAACTGTTTAATCCTGCGTTAAATCTTGCTATCGGACCCGTAGCGTTCATCGCCGCATCATAAGCAAAGCGCCGACCTCGCTCAAGATCTTGCGCCGATTGAGCAAGATTTTTTAGCTCGCCCTCACCTTCTGTCCATGCGGCAATTTGCTCATCATTTAAACCGCGAGCTTTTAAACGTTGTTCTAACGTTGCCGCAGAAGCCGCAATTGAGTTTGCGGCACCTTGACCTAAAATAACACTCTCAGAAGGAGCCAGCTTTCCGGCTTCATAATCTTTAAGAATGTCTTTGTATTTCTTTTCTATGCCAATAGATTTTTGCACTTCGGCAATGCCTTCTGGCGGTTGCCGTGTAACAGTAAACCCTCTACTGGTTATATCCGATATAGGCTTTTCTTTTCCTTCATCATCTATATATGTCCCCGGAGTAAAACTTTCTACGATGTCTCTATCTCCTTCAGGAGATCGGATAACTAAATTAGTTAACTGTTGTGCCCCGCCGGAGGTCATCTTTCTAAAAGTGTAGTTTCCATCCATTTGATACATATCGTATGTCAAAGAATCTACGGGGTTATTGATGTTTAAAACCGCAACTTCATTTCCTTTATTATCCAAAACGACACGCTCATCTCTACCCCTAGACAACATGTCTGCACGGGCTTTTGTTTGCGCCAAAGATAAGGCTTGGCGGCTCGCTAAAGCATTCTCTTCAATCCCTAAAGAGGCTTGCAAGGCGGATGCCCTCAACTCCCTATCTTGGGCACGTATTGTATTTTTTCTTTCTTGTGCTTGTGCCCCAATGGCCGCGATTTCTGCCGCAGTAGGCTCAAATGCCTTCGCAAATTGAGATGCCGCAGACCCCCCTGCTTGAGGGTCCCCCGCCGCATAACGTAAACCGCCTCTCGCTACAGACAGAAGGGCTTGCGCCTTATCCATGTTTGCTTGTTCTTCCGCTTCAGTTTCTCGGTCTTGTAAGGAAACTATGTTTTGAAACAACGGCATTAATTCTTCGTACCGAGTTTTTACGTCGCTACTTTTAAACGTAAGCGCATCCGGGTCTATTGCAGACATTAAAGAACTTGAGCCTGTGCTGGACAACATTCTGGCGGCTAAGTCTTTGTAGGATTCTGACGGTGCTGTAGCAGTAGGCCTGCTACCAATAAACAAATGAGCTACCTCACCGCCTTGTCTAAAATTTTGTGGGGCGGGAGCCTCCTGCGCTCCTGCGGCCATCAAACTACCCACCCCCATACCCATATCGGTAGGAGTGCCGTCAGCCGTGGTCATTTCCACGTCGCCCGCAATCTGTTGAACCAGAGCGCCGATCCCGCTGTCCATCATCCCCTCTTCCGTCATCATAATGACCGGCTGAACCATCGCGAGAACGGACTCTGGTGTCTGGTTTGCGTCAGATTGGCCGACATACCCCGCAAGCTCTTCGCGTCGAGCATCCAAGGTCTTGTCGTTGCCGCGCAACGCGTTGATGAGATCTTCCGTGGACTGAGCGCCGTCAATCCCCGCCATCATGTTTTGCGCGTATTCGGCCCCAAGCTGTTCGCCTGTGGCCCGCGCTTCCATCTCAGCTTTCTCCAACACCCCTGCTTGACGGGCCATTTCTGGGTCCATCTGCGGCTGTGGAGGGGCCATGGGTGGCGGAGCCATGTCCTGCGGCATGGGTTGCGCTGGGCCGCCCACTTGTCGGAATAACGGTCTACTTAATACGCTCATTAAAACATTCCCATTGCTTTGGCACCGCCTGCGGCGCTAAGTCCTGCAATACCCAATCCCGCAATCTGCTGGAAAGTGGACGGGTCTTGCGTTTGGCTGATCTGTGTTACCTGCTGTGAAGAAGGTGTGCCTTTGTAGATGTCGCTCAAGAACGAGTACTGCTGATAAGGCAGTTGATACAGTTGCAAGTTGCTCTGACGCTGTGCATCCAGAATAGATTGCTGAAGCGCCTGATCTCGCGCACCCAATGCCTCAATCGTCTTGACATCGCCAAGATTAAGCGCCTGCTGAAGCTGGCCCATGCCTGCTTGCTGAAGTCCCATCTGACTGAGTTGACCGCCCAACTGACCGCCCGCCTGTGCCAAAGAGCCAAGGCCCTGACCCATCTGACCGCTAGCTTGCGCCAGATCCATCAATTGTGCCACATCAGCCTGACCAAGCTGGCCATACTGTAAGCCTAGCTGGCCAAGGCCTGCGCCTGCTTGCATTGCCGTCCCTGCCGCCTGCTGGCCCAGACCGCCATAAAGCTGGGCCGCCTGCTGGCGTCGTTGTTGAGCGGCTTCAAACGCTTGCTGTGCCTGCTGGGTTGCCTGACCGTAACCTGCCATACGAAGCTGGCTCGCGGTTCGTGCTTTCTGCTCCGCCAAGTTACGATTCATTTCCTGCTCTGCCACGGCCTGCCGAGAGCCACCAAAGGCTCCGGTAGCGGCGGCCTGTGCGCCAAGCTGTTGTCGTTGCATCAGACTACCACGATCAATGTCGCGCATAGCCTGCTGAACCACCGCATCTTCGTAGGGGTTCATGTACAAATTGGTTTGGAATGGATCAAACTGGCGGCCTGTGCCGCCTAGTGCCTGATACCCCGCTTGTGCCGCTTCCCGAGACATTTCTGCCGCACGGCCAAGATCCCCTGCGGCGGCCTGTTGGTACGCGTAGGGCTGTGCGCGTTGCTGTGCGGCAAGTTGCGCGGCCTGAGACAAGACAAGCTGTCCTTCGCGAGTAGCGCCTAACGCTTCTCCAAGACCCCCAAAACCGTATTGCTCCGCGTATGCCTCACCACGGCGCATGGCGTCCAAGCCCGCTTGCATGTAAGGCTGATACGAGCCAATTCCCTGTCGTGCCATGACCGCCGCTTCCTGCTGAAGGGGCGTCAGTCCGGCCACTTGATAAGACGGTGGCGTAACAGGAGGCGGAGGCATCCTGCCAAGGTTTTCATTGATAAATTGAGAAACGCTACCTAATAGTCCGAGGCGGTACGCCTCGATTTCGGGCGCTTCCTGAATAATTTGTCG